TTATGCCGCCTTGTCCGAGTCGGACTCCATATCCATGGCCTTCAGTCTGAAGTAGTAGGCGACGGCCGACCGCCCGGCCTTGTCAGGCGGGCAGCCCGGCTCTGCCATGTAGACGCCCTGGATGCACAGCGCCAGGAGCTTCTCGTCGATAGCCTCCGGCACATCGCGCACCTCCACCTGGTGCATGTCCTTCAGCAGCATCGGGCCTTCGCCGGTCAGCAGCCAGTCAACACGAACACCAGCTCGGGCGTACAAGCACAACGCTTCCCCGCCGGGTATTGCTTTTGATCCCTCGTACCCCTTGAGCGTTGGTAGTGGCATGCCGGATGCCTCGTGCCACTCGGATTGCGTGTAACCGAGTGCCAATCTAGCTTTTTTCAGGCGCTCAGCGAGCGCTGGCCTCAGGTTGCAGCTTTCCATGCGAAAGCTGCAACCGAAAGCTGCAACCTACAGGTAGGTTGCAGCTTTCGGTATCCTGTTGTTTCTATTGTGTATTTCATAATTCCGCGAAAAAGGTATCAAAAATAAAGCCGCAACCATGTCAAACCGCTTGACGTGGTATCAAATCTGATCTGTAATGCCATTCCATCAGCCACCACCAACGAGCAAAGACGATGGCAAGCAACCCCGCAAAAAAAACCAGTCGAGAGGACTGGCACCCGGCCGACATCAAGGCCGCCCTGGCGAAGGCCGGCTGGACCCTTGCCGCGCTGGCGCAGCAACACGGCATGAGCACTGCGACGCCGCTGTCCCACACCTTCCTGCGCAGCTATCCGCTCAACGAGAAGCGGATCGCCGACGCCATCGGCGTGCCGGTCTGGGAGATCTGGCCCAGCCGCTGGAACGACGACGGCACGCAAAAGCCGCGCGGCATGCGTGCTTTGCAGTTTAACGCGAGGGAAAAGGCGCGCAATAGCAGGGCGGCTGCCGCATCCGGCAACCTGGAGAAGGCGGCCTGACATGCGTCGCGTGATCGACAGCCTGACCGGCGACCTGTTCGCCAGCATCCCCCAGGCCCACCCGATGAATCCGGGCGCCTGGCGCTTCCGGGTCGAGATCGCCCACGCCATGGGTGAGGCGATCCGCAACAGCGGCAAGGACCGCTACCAGATCGCCGCCGACATGGGCCGGCTGCTGGGGCGCGAGGTATCGGTGAACACCCTGGACAAGTACACCAGCGAGGCGGCCGAGGAACACCACCCGAGCCTCGAAACGGCGATCGCATTCGACGCGGCGACGGGGTCGATGACGCTGGTGTCGCTGTTCGCCGCCAAGCTGGGCTGCCGGGTGCTGCCTGGCAAGGAGAGCCTCCAGGCTGAGCTGGGCCGGCTGGAGATGATGAAGGGTGAGATCGCCCGCCAGGAGCGGGCAATCAAGAAGGTACTCGGGGAGGACAAATGAGTCTCAACGCCTACGAGCACGCACTAAGTCGTCGATCAGCGATTCTAGATCTTCGGAAATCCCGGAAAGGTCGCGACGAGGATCGCCCTGGTGAGGCGCAGAGCCTTCCAGAATCTCCGAAGACACCCTTGCCAGGCGTAGATCGAGCGAGCCCTCGTCAAGACGGCCAGACCGCTCAAGCTCAACAACAAGCTCTGACAGGGCAAACTCGATCGCCATTACGCGGTCGAGCAATTGATTGAAATCGGGGTCGTCCATGAGCGCGAATCATGCCATGAACCACGCCACCCTGATCGAGATCGCGGCGGCGCTGGGTGTCAGCCGTCAGGCAGCCAGCCAACGAGCTGAGCGTGAATCCTGGCCCTACCAGGAACACCCCGTGCGCGGTGGCCGTCGCCGTCACTACCCGGTTGCCACCCTCCCCAAGCCCGTGCGCGACGCCCTGGTCGCACACCGCCTCGGCCTGGCCGTCATCCGCGACGCCGACGCCCGCCAGGTGGCCGGCACGCTCACCCGCGACCTGGTGTATCCGCTGATCGCGTTAAACCGGCCCGGCATCAACGGTCTGTTACGCTGCCCGCGCTGGGTGTTCGACACCGGCAGCGCCGAGGATCTGAAGACCTACTCCGAGGCGCTGCCGAAGCTGGCCGAGAACGGCGCCCGCATCCCGGTCGCCTGGGTGCATGAGAAGCTGCGCATCCCCCAGGCGGCCGGGGACGAGGCGGTGTTCGGTGTACCCCCATCGCCCACCGGGAGAGGGGCCCGGGGTGAGGGAACAACGCCAGCGGATGGGGCGAACAAGACAGCCCTGGCGGCCCTGTCCGGATCGGTACCGGCCGACATCCCCATCGAGGACCAGCTCGCCGCCCGCCTGGCCGGCGTGGCGGCCCCCAACATCGAGGCCTGGCTGGAGACCATCCGCGCCATGCTCGACCAGGCCGACAGTCTGGAGGCCTTCCGCGAGATGCTGGTCGCCGCCTACCCGACGATCGACCGCGCCGGCCTGGTGGTGGCCATGAGCGAGGCGATGGCGGCCGGGCACCTGTGGGGCATGGGTGACGTGGCCGACGAGGGATAGGCGTGGCCGATATCCTCACCGTTCGCCTGCCGTTCCGGGAGCAGATCGACTTCTTCCGCCGCAAGCTCAATCTGCCCACCGAACGCTGGGACGACATCTGGACCGCCGCCCACGACCGCGCCTTCATCGTCGCCGGCGCCCAGTCGGCGGACCTGCTCGACGATCTGCGCCGAGCGGTCGACGGCGCCATCGCAAACGGCGACACCCTGGCCACGTTCCGCAAGAACTTCAAGGCCATCGTGGCTAAACATGGCTGGACCGGCTGGACCGGCGAGGGCACCCAGGCCGGCGAGGCCTGGCGCACCAGGGTGGTCTACAACACCAACATCGCCTCCAGTTACGCCGCCGGACGATGGCAGCAGCTCAACGACCCCGACCTGCTCAAAGTGCGGCCGTACTGGCGCTACATTCACAACGACTCGGTGGCGCACCCCAGGAAACAGCACAAGGAATGGGGCGATGCCGGGCTGACCCTGCACCACAATGATGCCTTCTGGCTCACCCACTACCCGCCAAATGGCTGGGGCTGCCGCTGCCGCGTCAAGGCCGTGCGGGCGCCGGCAGAGGGCGACGCCATCGAACCCCCGGCCGGCTGGAACCAGCGTGACACCAAGGGCCGCCTGCCCGGCATCGACCGAGGCTGGGACTACGCCCCCGGCGCGAACGCCCAGGCCGAGCTGCGCGACCTGGTCGACCAGAAGCTGCTCAACCTGGAGGCGCCCATCGGGGCGGCCATGGCATCGGCGCTACGGCCCGTCATCCAGGCCGAGATCGGCCGTGCCGTGGCAGCCATGGTCGACCGGGTCGAAACAACGATGCAGGCCCACAGCGAGACACTGCTGGTACACACCCTCGCCGAGAAGACGCTGGCCGACCTGGCGGCCCGCAACGTCGCGCCCCAGAGCGCCGGGGTCTGGTTGCGCGACCAGGAGTTGCTGCACGGCCTGCGCGACGCGAAGGCCGGCCTTGGCACGGCCCTGCCGGTGTCGGTGTGGCGAGACCTGCCGGCGCTGCTGGCCGGGGCGAAGCCCTATCTGGACACCGTCGACCACGCCCTGGTCTACGCGATCGACCTGGGCGCCGAGCTCGGCAAGGTCGTCGTGCGGGTCGATTACAGCGACAAGGTCCGTATCGAGGGCGAGCGCCAGCGCATCCGGGCGAATTTCATCCGCACCGGCGGCCGGGTCGACCGGGGTAACATCGAGGGAGATCGGCGATATGTGCCGTTGGGGGCGTGAGCGGCGCCGGATTCGAACCGGATCATAGTTGCGGATGCCCGCCCCTAACCGTTCCCATTGGAAACAACCGCCCACCAGATAAGGATAGCAAGCCATGGCCCTGCTGACCATCGACTACGATGACCGCGACGCCGCGGCCTACCTGGCTGGCCTGGTCGGACGGCTGTCGGACCTGCGGCCCCTGATGCTGGAGATCGGCGCGGAGGTGCAGGACAGCACCCAGCGGCGCTTCGCCACCTCCACCGGCCCCGATGGCGAGCGCTGGGCGCCCAACACCGAGACCACCATTCTGATGTACCTGGCCGGACGCGGAGGCGTCTACGGCAAGAAGGACGGCAAGCTGACCAAGAAGGGCGCCGGCACGGTGATGGGCAAGAAGCCGCTCGTGGCTGAAGGAAACCTGGCCGGGACCATCGACTACCAGCTCGACGGCGACAGCGCCGTGATGATCGGCACGCCAACCATCTACGGCGGCGTGCAGCAATTCGGCGCCGATGCGGGCAGCCTGGGCGGCGGGGCCCCCTGGGGCGACATCCCGGCGCGGCCGTTCCTGGGCTTGTCGGACGCGGACGAGCGGACGATACTCGACCTGGTCGGGAGCTACCTGGAAGGCTGAAACAAAAACCCCGGCGATTGGCCGGGGAGTGTGGAAGCTGTTTAAAGCGATTTGCCGGGTTTTATGGTGTTGGTGGCTACCCGACTATACCTGCATCGATATTGGTGTCGCGCAACAGGCCGTATAAGCGTTAGACGCGAGTAAAAAACGATCATTTGTTTTGCTTCTTTGTTGTACTTCCGCCTGTGACGTGTTTCCAGCCCCGAAACGGCCAGAGTGGGCATCCCGTTACTTCACAGTTCTTGATGGCGAACTTGGTCTTGTGCGAGTTGATCGCAACTTCGTTTTGACATTCGTGATAGCAGTACGCAGCAATGGCCAGGACGGCGGAGCCTGGGTTACTGGCTGCTTTCTCTCTAGGCGACTTGCGTTCGCCCGCCATTGGTTTATGCGGTTGCTTGGCAGAATCGATCATTGCATCCTCCGTTTTCCAGATGCCAGCAGTGTATCTAGCTTTGCTTCGATGGCGGTCAGCCGCCGCCCCAGGTCGTCTTGCGGTACGTCCTGTTGCTCGGCTGGGTGGTCGTAGCGCGTGGCCTCGTCATGCGCCCACTGTTTGACCAGGGCGAGACAGCGATCTTGGGCTTTTTGTGGCGCGGCATTGCGCGCCGGGAAGGGGATGATTGCAGCCATGATGGCCTCCGTAGATTTCAGTTGAGAACCGCCGGTCAGTAGTCGGCGGGCGGTCGGGTCTCAACTGGGTTCTACGGAACCCGGCGCTCATTCCCCTTGCGGGTGTTGTATTCGGCGCTCTCAACCCGACCATTAAAAACAAACGCCCACGGGCGAGGTGGGCGGCAGTGTCTGCCGATCGGTGCAGCTACCGCCGTAGATTCAGTGCGGCCAGTATAGGTGCAAAACGCTGGCCGTGGTAGGGATGATCGCGCGCGCGGGGCGGTTTGTTGGCACTGACCGTGGTCAGTATCCCGGACCACGCACCCGGCCGCGACACTGGCGGCCATGAACCACCGCATCGCCGTCCTCTCTTTCCAGCTCGACCCCGTCGCCAAGGCCGTCCGCCTGCTGCCGGCCGGGCTGTTCCGCTCCGCTGACGGCTCCGGCCGGCCGGAGGGTATCCCGGGCTGGACCATCGATGCCGACCTGGCCCGCCAGGTGATCGCCCGCGCCAATGCGCGCACCGACAACAAGGTGATCGACTACGAGCACCAGACCCTGAAGGCCGACAGCAATGGCCAGCCCGCGCCTGCGGCTGGCTGGATCACCGGCATGGAGTGGCGCGAGCCGGCGGACGGCGAGCCGGGCGGCCTGTACGTCATTCCGGAATGGACCGAGCGCGCCGCCGCGATGATCGCGGCGAAGGAATACCGCTACATATCCCCCGTTTTCTCTTACGACAGCCAGGGTCGGGTGCTGGATATCAAGCACGCCGGCCTGGTCAACTTCGCCGGCCTCGATGGCCTGACCGACCTGGCCGCGCTGTCCGCCCGCTTTCCCACCACCTCTGACGAGGAGACCACCGTGAACGAAACGCTGAAGAAGCTGCTCGCCGCGCTGGGCCTGCCGGACACCACGACCGAGGCCGACGCCTTGGCCGGCGTGGCCGCGCTCAAGGCCAAGTCCGGCGAACAGGAAACCCAGATCGCCGCCCTGAAGGCCCAGGCGCCCGACCCCGAGAAGTATGTCGAGGTCGGTGTGATGACGGGGCTCCGGGACCAGGTTGCCGCCCTGACTGCCCGCCTGAACGGCGACGAGTCGATGCGGGTGATCGACCAGGCCATGGCCGAGGGCCGCCTGCTGCCCGCCCAGAAGACCTGGGCCGAGGAGCTGGGCAAGTCCAACCTGGCCGCGCTCAAGGCCTACATCGCCGCCACCCCGGCCAACCCGGCCCTGGCGGGGATGCAGTCCTCCGACAAGGATCTGGGCGGCAAGCCCGGCGCCCTCTCCGATTCCCAGTTGGACATGTGCTCGGCCATGGGGGTCGACCCCAAGGCATTCCAGGCCACCCTGGCCGCCCAGGCTTCCGCCTGAGCGCCGGCTGACCGTCATTACAGGAGATCGACATGGGTGCTCTCACCGCTGACCGCAACACGCCCGAACGCGAAGGCGTGCTGCTCAACAAGGGCGTCGCCGCCGCCGTGAAGTGCCGCGCAGGCGGCATCGCCGTGCTGGACGCCTCCGGCAACATCAAGCCCGCCGTCACCGCCACCGGCCTGCTCTGTGTCGGTCGCTTCGAGGAGACGGTCGACAACACCGCCGGCGACGCCGGCGATGTGACCGCGACCGCCAAGCGCGGCGTATTCCGCTACGCCAACTCCGCCGACGCCGATGCGATCACCGTGGCCGAGATCGGCGACGTCTGCTACCTGGTGGACGACCAGACCGTGGCCAAGACCTCCGGCTCGGCCACCCGCAGTGTGGCGGGCCTGATCGAGGACGTGGACAGCGACGGCGTCTGGGTGCGCATGGGCTTCGACAGCTACGTCAGCCCGGCATCCGGCCTGCTCGCGGCCAACAACCTGTCGGACCTGGGCACCAAGGCCACCGCGCGCACCAACCTGGGCGGCGGCGCCGACAAGGTTGTCCTGCCCATGGGCGCGGTCTCGCTGGTCGGCGCCGATGCGACGGTGCTGCGCATCGTTGCTCCGGTGGCTGGCGACATCAAGGCGATCCGCTCGGTCACCAACGGCGCCCTGACTACCGGCGACGCAACCCTGACCGGCAAGATCGGCTCCACCGCCATCACCACAGGTGTCATCACCATCGCCCAGGCCGGCTCGGCTGCCGGCGATGTCGATAGCTGCGCCCCCAGCGCCGCCAAGACGGTGGCGGTGGGCGACGTGATCAGCGTCACGGTCGGCGGCACCAACGATGCCTCGGTGACCGCCAACGTCGTCATCGAGATCACGCCCAGCGCCTGATCGACCTCATCTGACTGGAGATACACCATGAAGAAACTGATTCTCACCGGCCTGGCCCTCGCGGCCGTCGTCGCCTCGGCGTTCGCCGGCCCCGTCATGGCCGCCGACCCGGCCGGCGGCGTGCTGATGCTGGGCATGCTCGTCAACAAGGAGAACCTGTCCAACCTGTTCACCTCCTTGAAGACGCTGTTCAACAACGCCTTCGCGGACTCCCCGTCGACCTGGGAAAAGATCGCCATGCGGGTGCCGTCCACCACCAGCGAGAACCTCTACGCCTGGTTGTCCACCTTCCCGCGCATGCGCAAGTGGGTGGGCGATAAGTTCGTCAAGAGCCTGGAGGCCTTCAAGTACACCATCGTCAACGACGACTGGGAGGCCACGGTGGCGGTCAAGCGCAACCACATCGAGGACGACCAGACCGGCATCTATGCGCCCCAGGCGCAGATGGCCGGCTTCTCGGCCAAGCAGCTGCCCGACGAGATCGTCTTCGGCCTGGTCAACAACGGCTTTGCCGCGACCTGCTGGGATGGCCAGTACTTCTTCGATACCGACCACGTGGTGGCCGGAGCCTCGGTGTCCAACAAGCTGACCGTGGCCCTGTCCGCGGCCACCCAGGCCGCCGCCATCGCCAGCTATGGCGCCGCCCGCACCGCCATGCGCAAGTTCCTGGACGAGGAGGGCCGGCCCCTCAACGTCACCCCCAACCTGCTCCTGGTGCCGCCCGCCCTGGAGCACATCGCCCTGGCCATCGTGAACAACGACCGCCTCGACGACGGCAAGGCCAACCCCTACAAGGGAACGGCCGAGGTGGTGGTGGACGCCCGCCTGACCAGCGACACCGCCTGGTTCCTGCTCGACACCACCAAGCCGGTCAAGCCGTTCATCTACCAGGAGCGCAAGGCGCCGGTGTTCGTGTCCCAGACCGACATGTCCGCCGACGACGTGTTCAGCCGCGCCGAATACAAGTACGGCGCCGAGGCCAGGGCGGCCGGCGGCTACGGCTTCTGGCAACTGGCCATCGGCTCGACCGGCGCCGGCTGATAGCAGGACGCTGACCCAGCCCCCTCCCGGTGAGGGGGTTGCAGTCAGCGCCCTGGCAGAGACCGCCGGATCAATCAGGAGACCACTATGGCCAAGAAGAGAACCACCGCCGCAGCCGCGCCTGCAGCCGCACCCGATGCCCACGCCGAGAAGGCGGCTATGCCGGTCGAAAACCGAGCCGATGCCGCCACCGTCGACCCCCGGCCGCATGACGCGGCCGGGGTGGATGGGCAAGTGGTGGACGTGGAGGGCGAATTCGGCCCGGGCGAGCAGATCGACGGCCAGGGCCTCGATCCGATCCGGGCCGCTGAGCCGGTCGCCACCGGCTACAAAATCAAGTCCAAGCGCGCCGGCTTCCGCCGCGCCGGCCGTGCATGGTCCACCGACTGGACCGATGTGCCGGCCGCCGACCTGAGCGATGACCAGGTCGCCGCCATCCTGGCCGAGCCGATGCTCGCCGTGGTCATCGTCGCCGAGTAATGCCATGGCCTACGCCACCGTCGCCGACATGATCGCCCGCTACGGCGAGGAGCCGATGATCCAGCTCACCGACCGGACGGGCGATGGCGTCATCGACGCGGCGGTGCTGGAGCAGAAGCTGGCCGATGCCAGCGCCCTGGTGGACGGCTACCTGGCCGGGCGCTACCCGGTGCCCCTGTCGCCGGTGCCCGGCATCCTGGTCGGCTACGCCTGCGACATCGCCCGCTACAACCTGTACCCGGATGCCGAGCTCACCCAGGAACACCCGGTGCGGCTGCGCTACAAGGACGCGATCCAGTTCCTGACCCTGGTCGGCCAGGGCCGCCTCAACCTGGGCGCAGCACCGGAGCCGGCGAGCCAGAACACGGTCGAGATGGTGACCACCGACCGCCGCCGGCATGGGATCGGCCTGTGAGCACACCCGGCCTGCTCGCCCTGGAGCCGGAGCTGGTGGCGCGCATCGAAAGCGCGCTCCAGGTGCCGCGGCTCAAGGTTCTGACCCGCGCCGACCTGGCCGGCATCAAGGCCGCCTCCCAGCCCGCGCCGGCGGTGCACGTCGTCTACGACGGGCCCGGCTTCAGCGCGGACGGCAACAGCGTCGAGATCACCGAGCGCTGGTTCACCGTGGTGGTGGTGCGCAACCTGCGCAGCACGGCCAGCGGTGAGGACGCCCGGGCGGACGCCGGCCCGATCCTGGATGCCCTGTTCAATGCCCTGTACGGCTGGCAGCCGACCGGCGTTAAACCGCTGCTGCCGGTGACCCCGCCGCGGCCCGGGTTTGACGCGGGCATGGGCTATTTCCCCCTCGCCTGGTCCGCCAGGCTGAAGAAGATCCACATGCCCTGCCCGGGCGCCAACTAGGAGAGCCACCATGGCCAAGACCGACCCCAAGCCCACCGACACCGAGAAGCGCATCAAGCTGCTCGCCCCCCACGAGCACGCCGGCCGCGAATACCAGCCCGGCGCCAAGCTGACCCTGCCGGCCGACTCGGCCGACTGGCTGATCGCCCAGGGCAAGGCCGAACCGGCCGCCGCCTGATCGCCCCCACTTACTAAGAGGACACCATCATGGCTGAACAACTCGTCTTCACCGGTCAAGGCCCGATATTCATGGGCGACTACGACGCCACCAACGGCCAGGCCGCCCAGGGTTACCTGACCAACCTCAAGCGCATCGGCTGCGGCAACCGCACGCTGAAGATCTCCATGACCCGGGAGAAGGGCAAGATCCCCGAGTCCTGTTCCGGCCAAGCCCTGACCCTGAAGACCTGGACCAAGCGCCAGGAGGCCATGGTCACCCTGGAGATGGTGCAGTTCAGCCGCGACGAGCTGGCCATCGGCCTGTACGGCACCAGCGCCTCTGTGGCCGGCAGCACCGTCACCGGCGAAACCTTCCCCACCGTGGCGGTGGGCAACTATGTCCACACCAAGTACCCGGGCGTCTCCTCTGTCGTGGTGAAGGACAGCGCCGGCACCCCGGCCACCCTGGTGGCCGACACCGACTACAAGGTGGACAGCGCGGCTCATGGCCGCATCCAGATCCTCGACCTGGGCGCCTATACCCAGCCGTTCAAGGCCGACTACGCCTACGCCGCCCACGGCCGCGTCACGGCGTTCACCGGCGCCGCCACCCGCAAGGGCATCGTGTTCGACGGCGTCAACGTGGCCGAGGGCAACGCGCCGGTGCGGGTGATCGTGCCGCTGATCGACTTCGACCCCACCAAGGATTTCAACTGGCTGTCCCAGGACGAGGTCACCCTGACCCTGGAAGGCGAAATCCTCTACGCCGACGCACTCAGCGCCGACAGCGCCTGGGGCCCGTTCTTCAAGGTCGACGCCCTGCCGGTCTGATAGACAGGCGCGGCCCAGCCGCGCCCATCCGACACCATGGCCATCAACCGCACCGCCGCCCAGGTCGCCATCGCCGTATCGCACGGCGACGAACGGGTGTTCGTCCTGCGTCGGCGCACCAGCCGCACCGGCCCGGTGATCGACATGACGGGTATGGACGCCACCCTGGCGCTGCTCGACCGCGCCAGCGGCGCCGTGCTGTGCACGCTCTCCACCACGGCGGGCGGCATCGAGGCGCTCGATGCCACCGGCGAGGTCCGCATCGATCAGCAACATGCCGCCTACGCCGCCATGGCGCCGGGCCAGTACGCCCTGCGCCTGGACCTGGTCGAGTCCGGCCGGACGCGGCCCTGGCTGCGCGGCACTTGGAGCATCGTATGACCCAGGATGTCGTCGAGGTCGTTGTCACCGAGGTGGTCGAGGTCGACATCACCGGCGAGGTGGTGGAGATCCACGACGACCAGGCCGATGTGGTTGAGGTGGCCGAGCAAGGCCCGGCCGGTCCGGCCGGTGCCGACGCCGCCGACCAGCCCATCATCATGACCGCGGCCGAGACGCTGGGGGGCCACCGTGCCGCCTGCGCATCGGCAGCCGGCGCCGTCTACGCCGACCCCGACGACCCGGACCGCGCCGACGCCATCGGCATCACCACCGGGGCGGCCGACCTGGGCGCAACTGTCACCCTTCAGACCGGCGGCGACATGGTCGAGCCATCCTGGTCCTGGTCACCCGGGCCGATATACGTCGGCCCCGCCGGCACGCTGACCCAGACCCCGCCCGCGTCCGGCACCCTCATGCAGATCGGCGTCGCCATCGCGGCGACCCGGGTGCTCGTCGACGTCCGTTCCCCCATCGTTCGATAGATAGGAGCCCACCATGGCCGCCAAATCCTTCCTCCGCGTCGTAGCGGGCCGCATCACCCAGATCATGGGCGTCCAGTCCTCGGCCGGCGCCGCCAATGCCGGCGATATCCCGGCCCTGGACGATACGGGCCGCCTCGACAACTCCATGATGCCGGTCGGCATCGGCGCGGACACCAAGGTGCTGCCCGCCTCCGAGGCCCTCTCCGCCGGCAACGTCGTCAACGTCTGGTACGACGCCGGCACGGCCAAGGCACGCAAGGCGGACGCGACAGCCGAGGGCAAGGAGGCGACCGGATTTGTCCTCTCCGGCGTATCCAGTGGCGCCGACGCCACGGTGTACTTCGAGGGCAGCATCACCGGACTGTCCGGCCTGACGCCGGGCGCTCGCTACTATCTATCGGCCGCGACGCCAGGTGCACTGGTCGACGCCGCCTCGCTGCCGGCCGCATCCGGCAACGTGATCCAGTACGTCGGCACGGCGACCAGCGCGACCGAGCTGTCGTTCGAGCCGTCTGACCCGATCACCCTGGCCTGATGGCCGACCGTCGCCCACTGGTCCTGGTCGGCGGTCGGCGGCGCGAGCTGCCGGCCGGGGACCGCGTCCCGGCCGCCGGCCTGCCGGTCAACGTGGAGCAGATCGCCGGGCTCTCGCCGCTATCGGGTACGGCCTTGTACTACAACGGTACGTCCTGGGCGCTGTACACGCACACGGCGGGCGGGCGGGCGATCTCCGGCGTGGTCGGCGCAGCCGATACAGCCCCGTACTACACGGGCAGCGGTGCGGCAGCAAGCTATGCGCTCACGCCGTGGGCGCGCACCTGGGCTGGCTATACGGCATCGGCCCAGGCGGTGGCCGGCCTGGGCCTGCGCGAAACGGCGGCCGCGGATGTGACGCTGTATGTCGCTACAACCGGCAGCGATACCACCGGCGACGGCAGCGCCGGCAACCCCTATGCGACTCGCCAGCGGGCGGTCGACCGACTCAAGACCATGGACGGGGCCGGGTTCGCAGCGACCATCGACGTGGCGGACGGCACCTACACCGGCGACAACTGCGACGTCACGACCCTGGTCGGGTTCACGTCGTTGACCTTCCTGGGCAATCCGGCCAGTCCATCGTCCTGCTTCCTCAAGGATTTCACCACGCGGGCGTTCTCCGCCACGTCCTGCGCGACGCCGGTGTACCTGAACGGATTCAAGACCGAATCGAACGTCGCCAACGCCCAGTCGATCCGCGCCACCGACCAACCGTCCTTCATCTCGTTCAGCAATATGGAGTTCGGTGCCTTGAGCGGCACCGGTGCGGGGCGAATTCACCTGGACGCCATCTCTGGCACCATCCGTGGCGATGGCGCCTACACTTATTCGGGCGGGTGCAGCCATTTCTTGCGCGCCATCTTCCCCGGCTCCAAGGTGCATCTGTTGAGCGCCTGCACGGTATCTGGCGCACCGTCCCACACCGCCTTCGCCGCCATAGCGGATGGCGGCATGCTGTACATGCCGGCCGCCACGTTCAGCGGATCGGCCACCGGAAAGCGTTTTGACATCGGCCTGGGCGGCATCGTCGAAGGGGCGAACAACAACGCCAACAAACTACCCGGCGACACGCCCGGCACCATTGCGCCCGGGGGGCTCTACTACACGACCACTCACGCCGCCACGACGCCTACGACAGGGTTTGCCCTCACCCTCGCGGACGGCATCCTCACCCAGATCCTGACCCCGGCCGGCACGCTGGCGACCGGGACCATCACCATGCCGGCGAACCCCTATGACGGCCAGCGCGTCACGCTGGCCAGCACCCAGCAGGTGACGGCTGTGACGCACAACCCGAACACCGGCCAGACCCTGCGGGGCGCGCTGACGACCATTGCGGCGGATGGCCACGCCACCTGGCACTACGTCTCCTCGACGGCAACCTGGTATCGGGTGGAATGACCATGAACTACGCGCACGTCGACGCTCTCGGCCAGGTGGATGGATTTGCCGGCGCCAACCCGGACGAGTCGGACGGCTGGTATCCCATCGACTGGAGCCAACCCATCTGCGCCGGCTACGAGCGCCTGGTCCACACCGGATACGCCCTCGATGGCGCCGTCGTGCGGCCGACCTACACCCGGCAAGTACTCACGGTGGCCGAGTACCGGGCGCTGATCGTCTCGGCCGCCGATGCCATCGCCATGCGGTTGCGCGACGCGGTCACCGCCCAGGTATCACCTGCAGAGATGGCGAGTTGGCCGATCAAGCGCGAGGAGGCACTGGCCTACCAGGCCATGGGCGCCGCCGCTGCGCCCAACCTGGCCATGGAGGCCGCGGGCCGCGGGGTCGGCCTGGCCGCCCTGGTCGACAAGGTTCTGGCCAAGGCGGCCAGCCTCTCCGCCCTGGAGGCGGCGATCGCCGGCCGCTGCGGCGCCATCCAGGATGCAGCCACGGCCGCGACCGACCTGCAGTCACTGGAGGTCGTCCACATCGGCATCGAGACGGGGTGGCCGCTGTGACCCGGTTCGCCCGCCTGGCACTCTGGCTGGGCAGCCTGGCCATGGCCATCCTCGCCAACCTGATCGCCCCCGTCTCCATCCTGCGCGGCGGCCGGCGCGGATGGGCGGTGGTCGAGGCCAACGACCAGGCCCTCAACGCCGCCCTGGGCGGCTCGCCTAGCGAGTATCTCTCCACCCGCTGCGCGCGGGCGCGCCGGGATGGCAAGTGGTGGGGGCGCTGGTCCTGCCGGTTGCTTGACCTGGCCGACCCCGGTCACTGCCAGCGCATGCTCGACCGGTAGTCCGCCCGGCGGATAACGCCACCCACTGACCTCGGTCAGCATCCCCCGGCGCGCCGCGCGCGCGTAAGGTCGGGGCTCGCATAGAGACGAGCCCCATGACGACCTACAGCCTGCGATTGAAGAACCCCGTCCTGCCCGTGGCCATGGCCCACACCCACACGGCCGCCATGACGATCAGCCAGGCGAAACACGCCACCGACAGGTACAGCCAGGCGCCGTTCACGGCCACGCCCAGCACGAAGCTGGCGATCATGAGCAGCAGGGTGGCGAAGGCCACGGTCCGGCCTTGTCAGCGCCGGCTGTATCCGGCCCAGATCCAGACCATGAGCCCAAGCATGACCGCAACGCCTATCGTGACGTTGGTTATCGACCCGACGACGATCGCCAGGATCACCGCCCCGATGACCTTGAATACGCCGATGCTCTCCCGCGTCTTTTCGTCGGCGATGCCCTTCGAGACTGCGCGTTCCATGTCGCTCATGGCGACCTCCCGTTGTGGTTGAACGATCCCAAGGATAGGCCATGACCGGTGAACTGAGAACCGCCCTCCGCATCGATGCCACCACGTCCGGCCAGGACAAGGTTGCCGCTCTCGCGCAGGCATTGATCGGCATCGGTGTCGGGGCCGAGCAGGCCGAGGAGATGGCCAAGGGGATCGCCGGCGAGATCGACAAGCTTGGGCCGAAGAAGCAGGCCATTGCCGATCTCGAGGCAGCGTTCCGTGGCCTGGGGATGAGCGAACAGGAGGCGGCTGTCGCGGCCAAGCAGACGGTGTCTGGCCTCGACGAAATCGCCCAGGGTGCGGGCGAGGTTGGCGATCAGTCCGCCAGGAGCGCGCTGAGCGTAAACGACCTCGCGAACCAGATCGCCGGGATGGTGACGGCCGGCGCCATCCTGCAATTCGCTCGCGACTCGGTCCAGGCATACGGCCAGGCTGAGGCCTCGTTCCGCGGCCTTGAAGCCGTGGCAAAGCATGCCGGGGTCGCCATCGGCGAGGCCATGGATACGGCCAATCGGATCGCCTCCGATGGCCTGGTCTCTGTCGCCGATGCCTCTAAGGCCCTGCAAAACCTGTTGTCCAGGGGCTACCAGCTGGACGAGGCCGAGGCCACGCTGGGACGGCTGAAGGATGCTGCCGCCTTCAACAGGCAGGCCAATCTGTCCCTCTCCGAGGCGGTGCTCTCGGCGACCGAGGGCCTGAAGAACGAAAACTCTGTCCTGGTCGACAACGCCGGCGTCACCAAGAACGTCGCCAAGATGTGGGAGGAGTACGCCAGACAGCAAGGCATCACCACCCAGGAGATGACCCAGGCCCAGAAGATCCAGGCCGAATACAACGGCATCATGGCGGAGACCGAGGCTCAGGTCGGAAACGCCAAGAAGGCGCTGGAGGGCTACCAGGGCGAGGTGGCGCGCGCCGAACAGGCGACCCGTCAATTCAAGGAGCAGCTTGGTCAGTCGATGGTGCCCGTCACTGCGGGTACGGCGCAGGCCGGAACGATCGTGATCGAGAAGTTCCTCAAGCCGATCATCTTCCTGATGCAAAAGGCCGGTATCGAGATCGGCAAGACCGTAGCCGACTTTGGTTCACTCTACGATGCCATTACCAACCTCGACTTCTCCAACCTGGAACAGCAGCTCAATGCCCATGCCGATCTGGCTGAGGAAGAGCTACTGCGCATCGCCAAGGGCCTGGACACCAACACCCTGGCCATCGCCGAGCAGGCGCGAGAACAGGAGAAGCTCGGCGCCGCCGGAGAGCAAGCAGGCCAGGCCATATCAGATGGGCAAGAGAAGGCGGCGGCCGCGACCGGGAAGACGCAAGACGCCGCCAAGCAACTCGCCGACGACCTCAAGCATCTACAGATCGATCCTGAGGAGTTCGTCTCCGGGATGAAGACGGCGGAAGCCGCGCTGGTCGAATCCTTCGACCGTCTGGTCACCAAGGCCAGCGTGTCGTCCGACATGCTGATGGTGGGTTTCGGCGAGGCCATCCAGGAGGTCGGTATCAAGGGCCTGGAGGCGTTCGAGTTCGCCATCCAGGAGGCATTCCAGAAGGGCCGCATATCGGCCGAGCAGCTCGACGCAGCCATGCAGATGGTGGAGGTGCGCGGCAAGGAGCTGACCTCCGGCGCCGGCGCGCTCGCCGACGCCTATGCCACCCTCGGCATCCAGTCCCAGGAATCCCTCGACGCCGCCGCGACGGCGGCCAAGGCGGCCTACGAGACCATCCGCGACAGCGGCGCCGGCGTCGAGGTGCTGAACGCCGCCTGGGCCAAGTACGCCGAGGCCGCCATCGCCTCCAACGGTGGTGTCGCCGACTCGACCATCCAGGCCGAGGCGCACATGCGCGGCTACATCATCACCGTGGACGATGCCGGCCGGGCGGTGCTGAGGCTGCGGGAAATCACCGACAACTGGTCCGAGCGGGTGATCCGGGCGACCGCCGCGGCCAACCGCGCGCTGACCCAGGCCGCCCAGCAGCAGAGCGAGCTGTACAACGCCACCTCCGGCGGCATCGGTGGACTCCAGGACAGCGTCGACCAGTTCCACCAGCACCTGCGCGCCCTGGGCGATGGCCTGGCCCAGCACATCAACTACACCCGCAATGCCGTTTTCGCCGCCACCAAGGGCAGCGAAGAGGCCATGCGCCAGTTCAACGAGCTCGCGGTGGGCGGGGCGATGCAGACCCACTGGCTGGGCCAGGCCATCGCCGCCTATTACAAGGCGATGGACAACGTCATCGGCCGCTACAGCGAGCAGATGGAGGCGGCCAACCGGCTGATCGAGCGCCTGCGGGCGGCCACGTCAGAGAGCGCCAGCCTGGCCGACTCCGCCATCGCCGGCGCGATGAATTTCAGCCTGTTGGACAAGCAGTCATTGAGCAACCTGAAGGCGGCCATCGAGGCCGCCCACCAGCGCATGGTGGACTTCGGCGAGTCGGCCGGCGACACCGTGGCCAACCTGCGCGAGCAGCTGGCCGAGATGCGCGGCGAGTACCTGGCCGTCGAGCAGGCGCAGGGTGAGCAGCGTATCGCCGAGCTGCAGGCCAAGCTCAAGGAGGCGCAGGACGCGCTGGCCAAGATGACCGGCATCGGCGGCCAGATCCAGGGCGACCCGGAGGCGGTGAAGGCGCTGCAGCAGGGCATCCGGGATCTGCAGGAGTCGATCAAGCTCCAGGAGCAGCTGAACACGCTGCGCGAGGACAGCGCCCGCCAGCGCGAGGACGAGGCCAAGCAACGCCAGCAGCAGACCACTCCGCAACCGGTGACCGCGCCGACGCCGGCCCCGATCCTGCCCGCGCCGGTACCGGTGCCCGCGCCGGCCCCGTCCGCCCCCGCCATCCCGACCGGTTACGGCGCCGTCTCCATCACCATCGCCCCCGGCGCGGTGGTGGTGGAGGGCGGCATCGGCGACCCCTCCCGCATGACCGACGCGGTGGCCCGCGAGCTGGCCTACCGGCTCTATGACGAGCTGGTCCGCATCGGCCGGTTGCACGCCTGATCATGCCCGGCGTCCAGCGCTTCCTCGCCCAGTCCAACAACGTCGTCGCCGAGGCGGCTGTAACGGCTTCCAGCGTCCTGCCGTCTGCCGCGGTCAAGCAGACCGCGGTTTCCCGCGCCGGCAACGGCCGCGTCAAGCTGGTCGGCGACTACACGGGCGCGGAGGATGCGACGATCGAGATCGCCGTCGTCGACGGTGGCACCACCCAGCGCGCCTCGGCGCCGGTATTCGCTGGCGTAGGCAACGGTACCCTGTCGGTGGTCGGTGTCGATGTCGGCGCCACCAACCAGGTGTTGACCTACACCCTGGCCGACCTGGGTACGGCGACCGCCGCCGCCGGGCTCGCCGTCGACGACGTGACGCTCCGTGCCCGCGTCGCCGGCGCCGGCGGCAACAGCATTCGGCTCACCGTCACGCCGGATCTCACGCTGACCGCGACCGCCTGGTCGCTGCTGGCCGACTGGCCGGCCGGCCAGGCCTACCAGGTCGGCCCGCAATGGGAGTTCGGCGCGCTGCCGCTGCTGCCGTCCGGCGAGCTGGACGCGGCCAGCCCGCGCCTGCGCTTCGGCCACGACCCGGAGGTCTATCGCCCCTATCGTGAGTACAAGGATGGCGCCTGGCGCGTCGGCCTGTCGCCCGCGCTCCAGCGCGATGTGACGGCCGGGACTGTGGTGTGGGCGGTGACCGGCGGGTATGACGTGGTGGTGACCGATGGCGTGACGCCGGAGGCCTATGCCGACGTGGTGTCGTTCTACGACCTCTGTACGGCGCTGGCCAGCTCCGACCTGGTCGAGGTGGCCGGCGTGGTGGCGGCCGACCGGGCGCCGGGCGGCATGGCGGCGGTGGATGTGCCATTGCGCACCTCGGCCTGGCTGCTGTCCGCGTCCGGTACCGCCCTGGAGGCGGTGAGCGTGGCCGCCGCCGCGCCGACCGAGACGGTATCCATCACCTGCATTAACGCCGACGCCATCGGCGACGAGGTGTGGAGCGTGTCCGGGCCGGTATCCGGCGCGCTCGGCCAGGCCACCACTGGGGTGCCGTTCGTGTCCGGCGCCGTGTCCTTCACCGTGCCGGACCCGGTCGTATCCGACCTCGGCGCCGGTCGGTTCGCGACCCGATTCAACCCGACCACGCGGGCGGACGGCGAGGCGATGCCGTCGGTCTGCGTGCGCAACTTCACCTTGGGCCGCAACGCGCGGCCGAAGTCCATCACCTTCACCTATCGGGAGCGACCGCAAAATGACTGTGATTGCAACACCGCGACCCTGTCGGGGCGCATCACGAACGCCTGCCTCGGGCTGGAGGGGCCGGATATGTCGATAGACCCTGACTACAAGAGTCGTCTGGACGATGTTTACGGCGTCCGGGAGGCATTCATCCGGGACGAGACGGCCGAGGCCGGCAGCGGCACTTCCACGGTGCCTGACCCGTACTACCAGGTTCGCGTGACTACTGTCGGCGAAGGCGGTGTGGCCGGCGCCGACGGCGTGCTGTCGACAGATTCGACTGGCGGTACAGGTTTCGCGCAAAAATTGCTCTACGCGACATCGGCGGCTGCAAGCACTGCCGCTGCTGCAATTGCGGTAGGCAATCCGGTCTATTACAGCGCCGCCGAGCCCGGATTGAATAGCACCGACTATCCGCACCTTGGCTTCATCGTCGCGGCGGGCGGTGAAGTTCCGGTCTCGCTTGGGCTGGCGCCAGACTACGAAGAACTGCTGCCACGCGATGTCTATCCTGGTTCCGTGCTTACCGTCGCCAGTGTGGTGGTGGACGGCCCGATATCCAGTGCCTCCTATTCGCGGTCGTATTTCCTGGCCAACCAGGCCGACATCGACTGGATCAACTCTGTCGTGGCTATCATGCTCGATTGCCTGGCCCAGGTGTATTCAGTTGCCGCGGCTGTGGCCGAGTGGGACGCGCTGTGGACCGAGGTACAGGGCGATATCGCGGTTATTACCGGCGGCGGTGACGAGACGTCGAACGCGAGCAATGATCCGCGATTCCTCGACCGCTACCGCGCTGCCTGCGACAACATCCTGCTCACGGCGGGCATCCTCCCAAAATCTAGCGCCAGCACCGCAGCCGGGGACGGCTGCTGGCGTGACGACCCGAGCGCGACCCACTGGTGGGTCGACGACTCCGGGTACTATTTCCCCGCGTTTTCCAACAAGGCCTACATCAGCTCGGCGGCGTCCTGCGGTTCCGGCGCCAGCGCCGGCATACCGGCCGGTGAGCCGTACTCCACCCGGGAATTCGGCATGCACATCGCGGTCGGCTGTACCGAGCGGCTGAAGGTGGGCGACCAGGTTACGGTGGCCATCGAGGCGGTCGACGGCGTCAGCCCGTATGCGGTCGGCGACTCGGCCGAGCTGGCTGTCGTCGCGGCCGGACCGGCCTGGCTGACTGGCGGCGTGACCGGCGACGATACGCTGACCTGGTCGGTGGTGGGGTCGGTCGACGGCCCCCTGGCCGACTACGACCTCACCGCCCTGGAGCCGGCCTACCACCACGGCGGCGCCGAGGTGCAAATCCACCGGGGCGGCATCCCGTTCGGCCTGGGCGACCAGTTCACCGTGGAGATTTCCGCCGCGCAATACAAGTGGCGGAAAGATGCCGGTGCCTGGTCGACACCGGCCGACATCGAGGACGGTGACATCGCCATCGTCGACGGCCTCTCGGCCCGGTTCACCGCCGGCGCCGCGCCGAGCTGGGTCGCGGCCGACGCCTGGACCTTCCAGGCCCGCCAGCCCAACGCGCCGAGCCATGTGCTGGTGCCCACGGTCGAGGCCTGGGCCTGGTCCGGTACCGGCGCGGTGCTGACAGTCGACCTGGGCGGCGTCGAGACGGTCGCGGCCCTGGCCCTGGCGCGCTACGACCTGCCGGCCGGCGCCACGGTGACGATCGAGGGGGGTGACGGCGCGACCTGGCCGGAATCCCAGGCCATGGACGTGTCCGGCGCGGTCTCGGTGGTCATCCTGGCCTCGGCCTGGGAGGTCAGCCACCTGCGCGTCACCGTCGCCAGCGCCAGCGGTGGCCGCATCGGCTGGATCTGGGCCGGGGTGCCGCTGGCCACCACCTACAGCGCCGCGCGCTGCCGCGTCGCCCGGGCCTACGCCATCCAGCGCGGCGATGGCCTCAACGCCAACCGCCTCTATCAGGGCCAGGGCCGCAAGGGCGAGATTGCCTGGGACGCCGATAGCCGCTTCCTCTTCCAGGCCGATCTGGACGCGCTCATGGCCATGCTGGACGCCATGCAGCAGGCCGGCCACCCGATGATCCTGGTGCCGCACCACCTTCACCCGGGCGATGCCGCGCTGGTGCAGGTGGACATGGACAGCATCGACCCGGTCGAGTACCACGAACTGGGTCCAGACGACACCGCCAAGCGCGTCTACTCTCTGGCCCTGGCACTATCTCCGGTGCACCAGTGAGCGTCTGGCTGCGCATCGACACCGACCCGCCGGTCGCCCTGTACCGCGACCGGGCCGCCCTGGCGCATATCGATTGCGCCGTGGCCTATCCGGCCCTGGTCTCGATTGGGACGTTGCGGCGACCGCTGAGCCGGCCCAATTTCGAGCCGGGCGCCAGCGCCAACATGGTCGCCCGATGCGATAACGCGGACGGCCGGCTGAGCGCCGAATTCGCCGTGCCTCCCTTGCGCACGCCCGCCACTGTAATGGACGATGCCGAGGCGATCTTCGCCGGCCTGGTCACCGATTGCGACCTGTCCGCAGCGGCCTCGATCACCATCGAGGCAGGGCAACGGCAGCCGCTGTCGATGCCGGTCCCGCTCCGGTCCAGCTCGGTCTGGGGCAGCTACGACACCGCCCGGCCGCTGCCCATTGTCTACGGCCGCGCCAGCCTGTCCCCGGTGCAATACAGCCAGGACCGCCGCCTCTGGCTGGTGGCCGACCATCCCATCCAGGGCGTCGACCGCGTCAGCCGCGACGACGTGGCCACCGCCGCCTGGGCCTGGCGCCACGCCACCGACAGCACCGGCCACGCTGTGGCCATCATCGAGCTGCAAGAGCCCCTGGCCGAAGGCGAGCGCCTGGCCGTCGCGCTGCGCGGCCGCATGCACCCGGTTACCGGCGCGCTTCTGGTGCGGCCCGACGAGGTGCTCTGGGATTTCCTGGCCGACGTGTGCGGCGTGGCCGTCACGCTGGCCGACCTCGACGCCTTCCGCGCCGAGACAGATGGCATCGAGATCGGCGGGGTGATCGCCGACCCCACCCACACCGTGCGCGCCCAGGTCGACGCCATGCTCGCCTCGGTCGGCGCCGCCTGGTCGGCCGCCATGCCCGGCATCGCCATCGCCTGGCCGCCCACCCACGACACGGTCGCGGCCGACGCCATCATCGACAGACTCACCGCCACGGATCTCCAGCCGGTAGCCAGTGAGGCCCACCTGGCCACGGTGCTCCGCGTCCTGTACGACTACGACTGGGCGGCCGGCAAGCACCGCCAAGCCCTGGAGCTGCGCGCCACCGATGTGATAAAGGACATCGGTGAGATCGTCGCCGAGATCGACGCCGGCTGGCTCCACTCGGCCCGTCTCGCCGACGCCCTCGGCCGCGCCCACCTGGCCTGGTCCGCCAGGCCGACCTGGACCGTGTCCTGGCGTGGCGCCTGGGCCACCAACCTGCCGCCCGGCGCGTGGGTGGATATGGACCACCCGCTCAGCCCGGTCAGCGGCCGACATCGCCTCATCCAGGCCGATCTCGACATGGATCGGGGCAGCCTGGCCATGGCCATCCAGGCACCGGCCGGTCCGGTCCCGGTCATCTCGTCAGCCCGGCTATCCACCGCCTTCGAGCCTGTCATCCAGGCCGGCGCTGCCGTGGTGTACCAGGATGGCGTAGCCGTGTTCTCGCTCCAGACCGAGACCGGCCAACCACTCCCCGGCGCCGTCGCCACCCTCGATGGGGGCGCCCGCCGAATCGCCGATGGCGCCGGTCGGGTATCGTTCCCGGCGAGCCGTGGCGCGCACGAGCTGCGTGTCGATGCAGCTGGCTACCAGCCCATGATCATCGGTGTCGTGCTATGACCCGCCGCTTCTGGCCAGCCAAGCCCGCGCCGACCTCGCCGGGCGCAAACCTGGACCTCAGCGTGCGGCTGTCGCCCAACGCGCCCAGCTCGCCTGCGCCCGTAGCTGCCGCGCCGACCGGGACCGTGGTTCGCGGCATCGGCTGGCTGGTGCCGGCCTGGCTGCTTCCTGATGAGCCGCCCCGCCCGGACGGGTATGTCCTCTGGCAGGGCACACGCCATGTGGCCGAGGACGGCTACTCAATATCACCGGCGTCGACGGTGTCGTACGAGGACTATGCCCGCCTGATCACGGTCGCCGATTGCGCCATCGTGGATATGGTCGGCGACCCCAACGATATTTCCTGGTCGGTAAAGATATGGACGGACTACTGGAGTATCGAGGATGGCCTGCCAGGCACGGTATCCAACCCCCACACCGGCTTCAGCTTCCACGCCGACGACGGCAGCGCTGCGTGCCCAACCCAAGACTGCCCGGGGTGGTGGTGGGCCTTCGAGGGCCTGCGATCCGGTGCCGGCAATGGCACGATGAATGGCCAGATGTGCCCCATCGCACACGACCGGGATGGTGATTTCGTGGCGGAGTTGACGCCTATGTTGTTGGGTGTACCGCTCGGCACGCTCGAGTACGTGTACTCGTCGAGCGCGGGAGTGGGCGGGTAACCCACACGGCCCTTTCTGCGCCCGCATCCGGCTGCCCGACTGCTGATCGCTGGCGATTCACGACGGGGCAATTCTGTTGGCGATACGTGACGAGTCGACCAGTGCCAATTATCGCGCAAAACGATGCCAATTATCGCGCGCGCTTACACCAGTCATGCCAGATCGGTGTCGAACGATTGCCCCTTTCCGGGCTGCCAGGAAGCGTTCCGTCATGCCATGACGTGGCGCGTCCGTCGGACCCGCCGGCCAGCTTCGGAGCGGGCACCTGCCATGCTGCCCGTACGGCGGCTCGGCGGCAAGCGCGTTCATGGCGAAGCCCGATGGCGGGTCGGGGTGCTGCCGCTCGCCGAGCGGTTGCACAAGGCAGTGGAAAAGCAAAAGGCCCGCATCGCTGCGGGCCTTGCTGTACTTGGCTCCCCGATCCGTCCACACTGAGAACCGCTGTGGTACGCCTGCCGCAGCGTTTGGCCAGGCGGGCGGCGTAATTCTTCCTTGTTCTGTCCTTGCGCCTGCCGATACTCGGCAGGATGGCGAAATCTGACTATTCCGCGCAGCTTGATGAGGTGACGTTCCGGTGCGGGGCGTGCCGGGCTACGTTTTCGGCGGCGCCTGGGCGCGTGGTGGAGGCGCCTGAGCGGGAGTGGCATCCGTGGGGGTACTTCTCGGATTGCCCTGAGTGCGGGGCTATCGATCAGGAGCAGGCGCCTTGGGAGCGGGCGCTGTTGAAGGCTTGGCAGAACGCTACCGGGCCGCGGACGTCGGAGGGGATCGCGGCGACGGCCGCGAACCTGGCCGGGCATCCGACGCCGGAGGAGGCGCGCAGGACTCGGTTCAATGCGTTGAAGCATGGCCTGTCGGCCAAGACGGCGACCTATTTCCCGGCCCGGCCTGGGGGGTATCCGTTCTGCGCGGCATGCGATGTCGATCGGGGGTGGTGCGGGCAGCAGGCGGCTTGTTCGAAGCAGACGGTGTTGTTCATGCAGCACCATGCGGCGTTCGAGCAGCGGAATCCGAAGCTGTTGAACGGGGTCTATGCGGACCTGCAGGCGGCCTTGTTCGCGCTGTTGCAGCAGATCGTCCAGACGATCATCGCGGACGGGGTGAAGGTGGAGGCGCCGAAGTACTACACCGACAAGGACGGCCAGTTGATCGTCGCGGAGTACTACACCGAGGCGGGCGAGCGGCGGACGATCATGGATATCCAGGCGCATCCGCTGTTCAAGCCGCTGGGTGAGCTGCTGTCGCGCAACAACCTGTCCCTGGCCGACATGGGAATGACCCAGAAGGTCCAGGATGACGAGGAGCAGGAGTTCGGCCGCTTGCAGTCCCAGGCGCAGTCCAGGGAGGCCCTGGCGGATTTCTCGGCGCGCCAGGCGAAGGCGCTGGAGGACTTGAGCTCGCTGATGCGCAACGCGGCGGCGCGCCGGGATGCCGACCCGATCCTGATCGAGCACATGCAGCAGTCCGGGAGCGAGGCGTGACGACCCGGGCGGAACTGGCCGCCAGGTTGCGGGCGCTGTCGGCGGAGATGGTGGAGATCGCCGTGGAGATGGATTACTTCGGCGGCTTGGCGCCATGGGCTCGCCACGGGTTGGAGCTGGCCGGGGCGGCCGGCATCGCCCGGGAGTGGGCCGAGGAGATCGAGGCCGAGGCGGGCCAGGAGGCGGCCGAATGAGCCGGGTGTCCCGTTCCGATCGGATCACCCTGGCCAACCGGGCGGAGCAGGAGATCATGCGCTTCGCCATGGCCGATCCG